AGCAGATATTCTTTAGAAGTCAATAGGTTTTCCAAGTATTTTTATGTCAAGAAATTTTGACAAAACTTTTCTCTCGTTTGGCACGGCGTTTGCTGGCTGTCTGCATAGTTAACCCGAAGGGTTAGGTAATACAAGGGGTAACCCCCTCCCTTGCGGGGTGAGCGCGCGCCCATCCCCTCTATCGGGGGGAATAGATATCCTTCACCTCGGCCTGGATTTTGATACCCTTGAACTGAACAGGCGTATACAACTTAGGGTAGGCCTGAACATACGTATCCTTTACCCACTGCTTCTCGCCGGTGCTGTTCACTTGCACATAGGTTAGCTTGATACTGTTCATGCTTTCACTCTCCAAAGGGGGACGATTCATCTTCACTCATCCTAGCATATTGAGCAGCCAATGCAGCCACCCTTTCGGGGGAGCCAGGCTTTCCTACCTTTTCAATCATGTGGTCATTCCCACCGACTAGCCTTTTATCGACCGATCGACGGTTAGCCTTTACAATTTTTCTCAACTCTTTTCGGTTGAACTTGTGAACCGTTCCATTCTGCTCGATACCTTTCCAGACTAGGGTACACTGATTCCAAGCATCGGTGAGAATCGGGTATTGTTGCATGAGTTTTTCCGTATTCATTGTGGTTTTCCTTATAGGGTTAGATAGAGGGCGGCGAACCCGCAGAACAGTATAGCAAACGAGACTGCAACGGTCAAGAGCATCATTCCCAATTCCTCCAACGAAGTTTCAGAACACCAGCAGCGGCACGAATGCCATTCTCAAACGCTTCACGATCCACCCCCTCCATAGTGGGGAGATGTTTTTGGGCAGTTCTTAGCCAAGTCTGAATCGTGAAAGTATTCAGCGAGTGAAACCTATCTTGCCAACTGTTTACACTCGGAGCAATCGTCAAGCCAAAATCACTTTTCATTTTCTTTCTCTCTTTCTTATTTCCAAAGTCTACCAAAAGTTTTTGTGTTTGTCAACCCCCCTAATAGGTGGCCCTAGCCCGGTGGTTGGGGTGAGACTAGCACCCCTCCTCCGGGTGCCACTCTGTGGTGGGGATGTCTTTGTGGGTCATGCTGCGGTGAAAATTGATATTGTAGCCGTCCCGCTGAATCTTAGCCCCGCTGGACTGGATCCAGTTTTCAACGTCCGACTTGCGACAAGTCTTGACGACTGTCCCCTCTGTTGGGTGGATGAAAACCAGAACCAGCAGATCGAATTTTTCGGACTTGACACCGTGAAACTTGAATCGTGCGGGCGTGCCGTGCATGACACTAGACTTGACTTCAACACGGACTAGGCGACCCCCCACGTAGAGGGATATGTCGTGACTGTTATCGTCACCGACCCATTCAGCCTGCAGACCATGCTGCAGCATTGTCTGAAATACCAGACTCTCACAAGCAACCCCACTTTTGGGGTAGTGGTAGAGCATATAGGCTTCGTGGTTCTTTTGGGGGGTGTAGAGCGTAGGCCCACTCTTTGCGTCGATCGTGGCGATAGCGTTGGCAATCTGTTGAGTGTTGAACATTTTTCGTGTCCTAGTGGTACTTGTGGTGAACTATTCTAGTATATCGGCAGTTTTTGGGATTGTCAAGAGTTTTTTTCAGATTTTTTCCTACCCCCCACAAACGGGGGTGGCAGGATATTCTTCGGTCAGCACTTCGCAATGCTCACCGCAATCGTTGCAGATACCATATTCGATATGGCAATCGTCAAGATATGCACCACAGCAATCTGAAATGTAGAGAATTTGCATTTCCATTTTTTCAATCTCCAAAGTAAAGGTTTCGTTTTCCATGCCAGTATATAATGCAATCGGCGTGCCATTCGGAAAAAAATTTTTGAGCCTATAAAAATAGGGTTTTTCGTATCGTATCCCCCATTGGTAGGTGTAGCATTTTGCGTCGTTTTTTGCATTTTGCAATGCATTTTGCTGCACCCCTCAGAGTAGGGGTAGAATCGAACACGCTTACCCCCAAAAAGAGGGGGTGGTTCGACCGTAGTAGATTAGATGGAACACACCCCCCATCGGAAGGGTGAGCCCGAGCTTACCCCCACAATAGGGGGTGGGTTTTTTTGTTCTCCCTCGCTAGGGGGGATAACCCCCCAAAAGCGGGGGGGCATGCAAACACAACAAGCACCATCAAAACAATTTAACCGTTTTTCTAATATTACGAATCCTGTTTTTTCTTGGGCCTGCCTCTTTTTTTAACCGTTTTCATGGCTCTACGTTGCTGTCGAATCATGTTGTCTGTTATATTTTCTCCGCTTAGGGCGCTCATTCTTGCTGCTATATATTTGTCACTGAAAGATTCAAAATGATCCAGGATAAATTGCTTCTCTGCCCTACTCCACTTTTTATAATTAGCCATTTTAATGACCCTTTTTTTGACATACAGTGTATTAACTTTAGTATAGTACTAAAGTAACATATTTTTGCAAGGAGAAACCATGACTAAATCGGTTAATTCCCAACTATCCGTCAAAGCGTGTGCTAGTTTGGATGTTTCAAAAGACCTAGAAAAACCAGAAGGAAAATCCGTAGCAGAACTATTAGATGAGCAAAAAAAAGAAGAACAAAAAGAAACTGATTAACGGAGTAGACGAGGAAGCCTTCCTTTCTGCTCTAGATAATATAACAAAAAGACTAGGTAACAAATTTAAATTTGGTTATCATACCTATGAGGATATGAAACAACAAGCCGCCATCTTTGCTATAGAAGGATTAGACAAATACGACAGTAGCAGACCTTTAGAAAATTTCCTATGGACCCACGTAAGAAATAGACTTTTTAATTATAAACGAGATAATTATCAAAGGCCCGACAAACCTTGCCTAACATGCCCGTTTTATGATAAGCATTATTCTAAATCTAACAATCAATGTACAGAGTTTAGCAATATTGAAGAATGTAGTTTATATACTAGCTGGGCCTCTAGAAATATAGCCAAAAAGAATATTATGAAACCTGTAAGTATTAACGACCTAGACTTTAATATTACAGACAGCAAAAGCCCCACAGAACATCAAGCTCTTAAAAAACAAATATTTGAACTTATAGAGCAAAAATTGCCCACAAAATTTCGTGAAACGTATTTAAGATTCAAGCATGGAGAAAAAATCCCCAAGCAACAACAAGAAAATCTAGTACAAGCTATACAACAAATACTAAAGGGCATCAAAGAAGATGACTAAAATCAACAAAAAGCGTGGCCAGCTATCTTTAGAAGAGCAAAAATATATCCAGGAAAATTTTAAAACTTTAAGTATAGCAGATATATCCCGCAATTTAAACCGTACTCCTGCCCCAATTAAAAGATATATAGAAGATGCCCGCCTAGAATATCTAGCAGATCCCGAAGGTTACGAATCCCTAAGAATAAAACTACACAGCAAAAACTTTTGGACAGAAATCAAACGACAATTTGATGAAGCCAGCGGCGAACTAGAATATTTTGAAAATACCTGGATCAATCTGGTCAAACAATTTAGAGAAGACGTTTTACCTGCTGAAGAACTACAAATCAAACAATTTATCACCATAGACATTCTTATTAATCGATCTATGAAAGAGCGCAAACGCCACATTACAGATACCGAAAAACTACAATCCCAAGTAGATAAAGAATATGCAAAAAATGAAGAAGACCGGGATATCCCCAAATTAGCTAACCTAGAAACCCAATTAAGTTTCGCCCGAAATAGTATTGCTAACTACACAAACGAGTACACTAAACTGCTTAATGAACAACAAAAGATCAGCAAGGATCTAAAAGCCACTAGAGAACAAAGAATCAAAAGAATAGAGGACGGGAAAAGTAGTTGGGTGGGGCTTATACGAATGCTCGAGGACGAAGAGATAAGAGAAAAACAAGGGCGAGAAATGGAAATTTTACGTATGGCCACAGATAAGTCTAGAGAAAACTTGACAGAGTATCATACTTATGAAGATAATAAAGTAGATAAACCTTTTTTACTACCAGAAGATGTTTAGAAATTATCAAGACGCGCAATACAAGCAATGGAGACAGAAAATAAAGGCATTAGACAAATATACCTGTCAATGGCCAGGATGTCAGGCCAAAAAGAAATTGCAAGTTCACCACATTAAGAAATGGAGCGAATTTCCAGGGTTAAGATATCACATTAATAACGGTATTACTTTATGTCGTGAACATCACGGGTTTATTCAACACAACGAGGACTCTTACGCCGAAACCTTTTTTAAAATCATTAGTCATAATAGGAGCAAAACATGATTATTGAAAAACCAGTCACCTTGACCAGATACAGATTATTAGATCCCAAAGGTAACGAAATTCCTGAGGCTACTATAGAGATGGATAAAATAGAGATAGAGTTTAGAATCTCTGAGCAGTCAGGAGCCTTTGCGGTTATTAAAAACATACCTAGAGCTATCCCTATGATTGTGGGCGCTCAATTTGATACGTTCAAAAAAGAACCTCCAGAAAAACAGCAGCAAATCCTAGAAGAAATGATGACAAAAATACTAGGAGACAAACATCAAGAGGTTCTACAAAGCTTCATGCCACGCACTCTAGATAGTGATCCTAATGGTCCTGGCACAATATTGTCAGGTATGCTGAGTGCTGTTGGTATCAAAAGTACACCCAATTGCAGTTGCAGACGCAGAGCCATTGCTATGAATGCTAATGGTCCAGAATGGTGTGAAGAAAATCTAGGCACTATACTAGAATGGCTAAGAGAAGAAGCTGGCAGAAGGAAACTACCTTTTGTGCAATCTGTAGCTAAAATGATAGTAAAAAAAGCTATTAGCAAATCTAAAAGGTTGTTGGCTAAACAGCAGCAAAAAGCATGACAGATACTTTTCCTAATATTATTGTAGATACCAGAGAACAGCAACCATGGGAATTTCCTACACACACCATTTCTGTAGCAAAGCTAGATACAGGTGATTACTCCCTGTCTGGGCTAGAAGAAAAATTGTGTATAGAAAGAAAAAAGACCGTGGGGGAATTTGCCAATAATATTATTGAAAAACGTTATAACGATTGGGTCACTAGAATGTCAGAGTATCAATACAAGTTTCTATTGTTAGAGTTTTCGCTGTCTGATGTTTATAGTTTCCCAAGAAACTCTGGAATACCAAAATATTTGTGGAACAAAACAAAGATTAGCCCTAAGTTTTTACTTAAGAAACTAACTGAACTAGAGGTTATTTATGGTATCCATGTTTTGTTTTGTGATTCCTCTACTACAGCAGCAAAGTTTGCTGAGTCACTAATGTATAAGGTATATTCACATGAGCAATCTTGATGATGCCTGGTTAGGTCTTGGTGATTTATCTAAACTCACTATCACCTCCAACCCGATGATAAAAAGGAATAGGTATAGCATAGAACATCCTGACTATCATCTTTTAAAAATTATTAAAGATCCACACTATTTAGGTTCTACATGCAAGCTATTGTTTGGTATTGAATTGCACCCTATACAAGTCGCTATATTACAAGAATTCTGGATACGACCATTCCCAATGTTTATTGCGAGCCGAGGATTCGGTAAATCTTTTCTCATGAGTTTATATTGTATCCTGAAGTGTATTCTAGTTCCTGGCACAAAAATAGTTGTAGTTGGTGCCGCTTTCAGACAGAGTAAAATTATCTTTGAATACATGGAAAACATCTGGAGAAATAGCCCAATATTACGCAGTATATTTAGTGGCAATGACGATGGCCCCAGAAGAGATGTTGACCGATGTACTCTTAGACTAGGCGACAGCTGGGCTATTGCCATTCCTATGGGTGATGGCTCAAAAATTAGAGGTCTTAGAGCACATATTATTATTGCAGATGAATTTGCTTCTATATCACCAGACATATATGAAACTGTTGTTGCAGGTTTCGCAGCAGTCAGTGCTACTCCTATTGAAAATGTTAAAGCAGAAGCTAAAAAACAAGCCATGAAAGATCTTGGGATATGGAATGAAGAATTGGAATCTCTTGCCAAAAAGATGGGTAACCAAGCTATTATTAGTGGTACTGCGGACTATGGATTCAGACACTTTGCTCAATACTGGAAACGATACAAAGCGATTATAGAAAGTGGTGGGGATAAAAATAAACTCGAAGATATTTTTGGTAGTGAAATACCAGAAAACTTTAACTGGAAAGACTATAGCGTTATTAGAGTTCCTTATGAGCTTATTCCAAAAGGTTTCATGGATGATAAACAAGTTGCTAGAGCAAAAGCCACAATACACACTGGTATATACAATATGGAATACGCCGCGTGTTTCATTGACGATAGTGAAGGATTTTTTAGACGTAGCCTAATAGAAAGTTGTGTAGTTAACGACAATAAACCTATAATACATGACCAATCGACAGTCTTATTTGACGCAATGACCAAAGGTAACCCTAACGCCAAATACGTCTATGGAATCGATCCTGCTTCAGAGCAAGATAATTTTAGTATAGTTGTGCTTGAATTACATCCTACACACAACAGAGTAGTCTATGTTTGGACCACTAATAGAAAAAATTTCAAAGAACGACAAAAGATCGGTTTGGTATCTGAGCACGATTTTTATGGATTCTGTGCTAGAAAAATAAGAAATTTGATGAAAATATTTCCTTGCGAACGTATAGGGTTAGATGCTCAAGGTGGAGGTATAGCTATCGAGGAAGCTTTGCATGATCCTAAAAGACTAGAAAAAGGAGAACATTTGATATGGCCTATTGTAGATTTTGATAAGAAAAAAAGTAAAGATACAGATGCACAGCCTGGCTTACACATATTAGAATTAGTGCAGTTTGCTAAGGCAGATTGGACAGCTCAAGCAAATCACGGTCTTAGAAAAGATATGGAAGATAAAAAATTACTATTTCCTAGATTCGATAATTTTTCTCTTGGTCTAGCCATGGAGAAAGAAAGCCAAAATATTATGGAGTCTGATCTTAATCCCTTATACGATAGTTTAAGCGAATGTATTTTAGAGATAGAAGAACTTAAAAGCGAACTAACCACTATTGTGATGACTCAAACTAGCACAGGAGCTGGAGCAAGAGATCGATGGGATACTCCAGAAGTTAAACTTAGCGGTGGCAAAAAGGGTAGATTAAGAAAAGATAGATATAGCTCTTTAGTTATAGCAAACATGATTGCTAGACAGATGACCAACATTATTGCTCCTATACACTACGAGGTTATCGGAGGTAACGCTAGCGACGTAGGCAAGGTCAAAGGCGATATGTATAAGGGTCCAGATTGGTTCACCTCAGCAGCTAATGAAGATATTTATACAGGAATTTACAGATAGTGTGTATATAACTTGTAATGGTATTGCAATACAATTATAATTACATATGACAAAAAAATATCCTAAAAGCGAAGTTATCAAAGATGCAAGCCCTATTATGCCAGAAGAAGCATACGTTTTCTGGGATGATAATCCAAATACAAAAATAGAAGCACAAAAAGCTTCTGCTGGCGCCCTAGACGAATACACACTAGTAAACAAATCTACAGCCCACGGTAGATACAGAACAGATTATTCTAATCTAGACACTAATACATCTGGCCGACCAGGACTAACCAGATCAGATTATGACTATTTTAGACCAGACGAAGCTATACCAAAGCACCTTAAAAACATCATGTTTAAGGCTGATGATATTTATCAGAGGGTGGGTTTGGTTAAAAATGTCATAGATTTAATGGGCGATTTTGCCACTCAAGGAATTAGGATTGTTCATCGTAATAAAAGAATCGAAAGATTTTATCGCAGATGGTTTCAAAAAATCGAAGGTAAAGATAGAAGTGAAAGATTCGTTAATAATCTGTATAAAACCGGTAATGTGATAGTTAATCGTCAGACAGGTAAACTGACGCTAAAAGCTACACAGAATATGTTTAAAGCAACTGCTGAAGCAGACATAAATATTACCACAGAAAAAGCGGTACCTAAACGAGAAATTCCCTGGAAATATACATTTATTAATCCTATTTACGTTGATGTAGCAGCTGGTGCTTTGTCTTCTTTTGTGACATCAAAACAGTATGAGTTGGTATTGCCAGCCAATCTTCGCAAAATGATTAACGCACCCAAGAATGAAGCTGAAGCTCAAATTGTTGCGCAGCTTCCTGATTCTATTATTGAAGCGGCAAAAAGCAAGAAAAAATATCCGCTTGATCCTAATAAAACTTTAGTTTTCCATTACAAGAAAGATGATTGGCAAAGCTGGGCATATCCCATGATCTATGCTATAATGGATGATATCACAGTTATCGAGAAACTCAAGTTAGCAGATATGGCTGCACTAGACGGCGCTATTTCAAATATTAGAATTTTTAAGCTTGGTAATCTTGAACATAAGATTGCTCCCACAAGAGCTGCTACGTCTAAACTAGCACAAATTTTAGGTAATAATGTTGGTGGTGGCACAATGGATCTAGTTTGGGGTCCTGATATAGAGCTTATAGAAAGTAGAACCAATGTGCATCAGTTTCTTGGAGAAGGCAAATACACTCCCCATCTCAATAGTGTTTATGCTGGACTAGGTATTCCTCCTACATTAACAGGTACTTTCGGAGCAGCTGGAACAACAAATAATTTCATCAGTCTCAAGACACTAACACAGAGACTACAATACGGGCGAGATGTATTAGTTAGCTTTTGGGAAAAAGAAATTGAATTAGTACAAAAAGCAATGGGTTTTAAATATCCAGCTAAAATAGAATTTGATAGAATGGACCTAAGCAATGAAGAGGCTGAAAAGTCCTTACTAATACAATTAGCTGATCGAAACATTGTGAGCGATGAAATGGTTAGAGCAAGATTCGGCTTTGATCCAGATATGGAAAAACTAAGAGTTAATAGCGAATTTAAAGATCATAATGACCCCAAGAAGCCATCAAAGGTTAGTCCTTTCCATGATGCCAATTTTGAAAATAATGTCAAAAAAATCGGTTTACAGCTTGGTATGTTAACACCTAGCGAGATTGGAGTACCATTACTAGATAAAGACCCTAAACAAAAAAACCTACTACAGCTTAAGAGTCAATATGAAAAACCAAAAGGTCCGCCACAGTCATCCAATACTCCAGGGCAACCAGGTCAAGGTAGACCATTAAACAAAAAAGACGAAGAGAAACGCAAAGACAAGCAATTTGCACCTCAGACAGGAGCTAGTTTATCTATATGGGCTACTAAAGCACAAGAAACTATTTCCGATATCATCAACCCAATTATGCTTGATTTTTATCAAAAGAAAAACCTGAGAAGCCTATCAAATCTAGAAGCTAAAGAACTAGAAGAGACAAAAACCAAAATTCTTTTTAACGTAAAACCTTTTGCTAACATAGACCAAGACTATATAGAGAACATACTAGTTAATATTAATACTAAAGCTAATTCTCAACTTATGTCTTACTATAAACAGTGGCAAGGTTCTATACAGCAAGATCTTTCCTACACAATGTCATTAGATGAACAAAAACAAGCTAAGGCATCTTTCTATTCTATGGTGTATACAGTCCTACACACATAAAAGGTGAATTATGAAAATATATAAACAAGAAATTTCGGACGGTATTGAGGCTTTGATTAGCAGTCAAGCTACCGTTGCTTATGCTACCTTAGCAGAGCCTTGTTCTGATAAATCCGAATTAGGTTTTGATAAAATCAAAAGTGTAGCATCGTTAGAAGATAAAGATTTATACTATGTGCAGTCTATACTAGTTAGCTCTAGCTGGAATAAAAATGATGACATTTTTGATAAAGCAGAAATATGGAAAGCTAAAAATACACCAGAAGATAAGCCTACCAATCTAGAACATGATGAGAGCCTAATTATCGGGCATATTACATCAAATTATCCTATTGACGATAATGGACAACTTATTCCTATTGATACCCAGATAGAGGATTTACCAGAAAAATATCATATCTTAACTGGATCCGTAATATATAAAGGGTTTTCTAATCCAGAACTACAAGAAAGAGCATCCAAGCTTATTGCTGAAATAGAAGAAGGCACTAAGTATGTTAGCATGGAATGCTATTTTAATAATTTCGACTATGGCCTCAGAGACGAAAATACAGGAGAGTTTAAAGTCTTAGCAAGGGCAGAAGATACAGCATACTTAACCAAGCATTTAAGAGCTTATGGTGGCACCGGCCAACATGACGGCTATACCATCGGTAGGGTCTTGAGAAACATCACATTTAGTGGTAAAGGTTTTGTTGACAAACCAGCAAATGAAGATAGTATAATTTTTAGCAAAACTATGTTGGATAATTTCGAAAATAAAAATGAAGATTTTCAAAAAAAGGGTGTAATAGAAAATAAGCCGTTTTCCAAGTCGGAGATTAATAATATGAATTTAGAAGATACTATTGTCGAAATCAATAAAAAACTAGACACAGTTTTGACTTCAGACACTTTTGCTTCAACTTTCACTAAAGCTAGTGAGTTAGAAGCCAAGGTTTCTGAACTAGAAACTGTTACAGCAGAAAACCAAAAAACTGCTGAAGAAAAAATTGTAACCTTAGAAGCTGCCATCTCAGAAAAAGATGAGTTGCTAACCAAGGCTCAGGAAGAAAAAACTGCATTGGAGCAAGCTTTAGAAGCTGCTAATGAAGTTCTTGCCGCATATAAGGACAAAGAAGAAGAAATGCTGAAAAAAGAGAAGAAGATGAAAAGAATGGCTTCTCTGATTGAAGCAGGCCTTGATAATGATGCTGCATCTGCTGCCATCGAAAAGTTTGATGGTGTAGACGATGATTCTTTTAACGCTTTCACCACTCTTCTAGCTGCCATGAAACCAGCCAAGAAGGATGAAAAGAAAGAAGAAAAAGAAGAAGAGGTAAAAGCTGCATCAGAAGAAGAATCAGAAGCAGACGCTTCAGATCTTGAAACAGTAGAAGTAGAACCTGAAGTTAGCCTAGCGGTTAGCGACGAAGAAGAAACTTCCTCTGTTGAACAAACTCGTGCAGCTTTAGTTGATTTTGTTAAGTCTAGACTTCAAACTAAGTAAATATTAAGGGAGAAAAAATATGGCTCTTAAACCAGATCGAATCGAAACTCAAACTGACATCTCTTTTTTCATGAATACTACCGGTGAAAGAGGCGGTGTCGTTAGTGTTAATTACAATACCGCAGAAGGTAGTAGTGGTAGTGGCGTATCAATGGATGACGGCAATGCTGTTGTAGCATATGCAGCCGCTGCTAGTGGTGCTCTTCCAATCGGCGTACTACTCAATGATGTTGTAAATTATGACCTTACTCGTCAGCATATTAACTGGCATAAAGACGAGGTACAGGTTGATAGCAAGGTGGCTGTTCTTAGAGTTGGTCAGGTTACAACTAATGTTGTTGTTACCGGAACTGTCAACACAACGAGAGCAGGCGCACATGCCTATCTTGCAAATAATGGTAATATCAGTGCTGACCAGTGCGCAGGCTGTCCTAAAGTTGGTCAGTTCCTAAGCGGTTTAGATGCTGATGGTTATGCCAAAGTTTCAATTAACATTACTTGAGTTTAGAAAACAAGGGAGAAAAAATTATGTCAGAAATGAAAACCAAAGCCTTTCAACCAACACCAGAACTTACTGATCTTTTGGTAAAGTCTGGTTCACAGCACAAAGAGACTTCTCTTGCTGCTAATGCAGAATTTGCAAAAGCTCTTGAGCAGCCTCTGCGTCAAGGTATTCTTAGTGGTAATGTTCTAGATGGTATTTTCGAGCCAATCCAGCTTAGTCAGGGTGCAACTCCAGAATTTCCACTAGATTTTCTTGCTCCAGGCACCGAAAAAGATTTCGTTGCTTACACCATTCCTAATCATGGATATATTCCAGAGCGTCATGTCGAAGGCGATTATGTCATGGTTCCAACCTATGATATCGGCTCCAGCATCGACTATCTACTAAAATATGCTCGTGATGCTCGTTGGGATGTTGTGGGCAGAGCTATGGAGGTTCTCGAAGGTTCATTCGTCAAAAAGATGAATGATGACGGCTGGCACACTTTGCTTGCTGCTGGTGTTGATCGCAACATTGTTGTTTATGACAGCGATGCTGCTATAGGTCAGTTCACCAAGCGTTTAGTAAGCCTCATGAAGACCGTCATGCGTCGTAATGGTGGCGGTAACAGTGCCAGCAACAATAGAGGTATGTTAACTGACCTCTATGTTTCTCCAGAAGCGATGGAAGATCTTCGCAACTGGGGAATTGATCAGGTTGACGAAGTTACTCGTAGAGAAATTTACGTCGCTGATGATGGCAGTGGTGTTGTTAACAGAGTGTTCGGCGTAAATCTTCACGACCTAGATGAGCTAGGTGAAGGTCAAGAATATCAACTCTTCTATAGCGATGTTCTTGGTGGTACCCTCGACGCTGACGCCGAGCTGGTAGTTGGGCTTGATCTTCGCAGAAGAGACAGCTTTATCATGCCAGTCAGAGAAGGTGTTCAAATCTTCGAAGATGACACTCTTCACCGCCAGAAGAGAGCAGGCTTCTATGGATGGGCAGAACAGGGATTTGCTGTTCTTGATAACCGCAGAGTTATTCTTGGCTCACTATAGTATCTCTAGTTCTTATAGTGTTAATTGAAGAAATTGGGCTGGCGTAAAAACCAGCCCTTTTTTATTGCTCAGGTGTATCAATATATAAGAACATAAGAGGTGTTAAATGGCTGCTAGTCAATATGATTTTAAAATTGAGCAAGGGTCTTCTTTCAGAATGTCCTTGATATATAAAGATTCTAATGGGCAACCTATTGATCTCACCAATTATTGTGCTAGAATTACTTGGAAAACCAACACAAACAAAACCCAGACTTTTGCTACAGATAATGGAGACCTGTCTCTTTACAACTTTTACATAGAGACACCAGCTTCTGACGGTAAAATTACTCTGCTGTTTCCTGCGGCCACTACTAATAGTTTTGATTTTTCTTCTGCTAAGTATGATCTTGAGCTTCAAGATAAATCATCTGAATTATATACCGGTGGCGGTCATGAGACATTCAGAATTTTATATGGCAATATAGCAATATTAAAGAGATATAGTAAATCAACAGAACTTCTGGATTGTTAATATGGGATTCACAGTAGAAGTATTAGAGGAACTTACAAATATAGTTTCGATTGATACAAGTTTTTTCGAAGAATTAACAATAGACAGAGAGGAAGTAACGTCAGATTCTGCTGTATTAGAAATTATCAATAATAATTATAGCCAAGATATAGAATACACTAAAAACATTGTTGATATAAAAACAGAAAATATATCTACATACGCTAATTATGTTGATATAGAACTATTTCAAACATATAATCTGGAAATTAGCACACAAACAGTAATGATAGACAAAATACATTATAGCAAGGTAGAAGGATTGGCAGATTTTATAGATTCTCGTATTCCCAACGCATTTGATTGCGGAACACCATAAGTAGGAGTTTGAACTATGCCCCGTGATACATTAATACAGGTTAGAAGAGGAGACTTAAGCGAATGGCAGCTTGCTAATCCGACACTTGCTGACGGTGAGCTAGGTTTCCTGAAAGACACTTGTGAGTTAGTCATAGGTGATGGACTAACCGATTTCAGCGGACTGTATGCTTCTAGTGGATGCATTATAGGCCAATCTGATGGTGGCGGTGGTGGAGGCACAGTTAACGATACATTTAAGTTTATCAATGTTAGCGGTCAAGATCTTATAGTCGCTAATGGTGAAGATACCTTAAATTTTCTTGCCGGTCATGGTATCGATATATCTTCTAGTTCTGGTACTAACTCGATAACCTTTGCTGTTAGCGGACTTACTAGTAGTGATATATCAGACTTTAATTCTGCACTAACTGGTGTTATACTTACCGATCTTAAAGCTGGTAACAATATATCTTTTACATACGACGCTGTTGATGACGATCTGTATATTAATGCTATAGATGTTGTTACAATAGATAATAGTGGTAATGTTTATATTGACGGTGATCTAGATGTAGCTGGTAATCTTAATGTACAAGGTTCTAGCACCATATTCAATAGCACTACCGTTAATATTGGCGATAACATTATTACTTTAAATATTGTTGATGTTGTTCCTAGTGGTGGTATTCTGGTTGTAAGATCAGGTATTTTACCTACAGGATATGCTAGTCTTTTATGGCAGGAGAACAGAGATAGATGGGAATTAAGTAGTGCTGTTTATTCGCCAAATATTTATGCTGATACTATACACGGTTTTCTAGATGGTAGAGCTGCGTGTGCAAACAATATTTTTGTTACAGGTTTGGACACCGGCCATACCAACAACGGGCTACTCCTAACTCCTGTTTCAGATAGTGGCTGTCAATCTGTTGTTGTAGAGTCTGCTTTGTCTTATGACGCTAATGAACAAGTATTATATGCTCCATATTTTAGTGGAGAATTTATTGGTTATACAAATAATAGCTATAGAGTAGATGTTCTTGAAACTAATGTTAATAATAATTATAATGTTGTATTAGTTGATCCTGTTGGCTCTGGTGCGTATTTGTTTTCTGACATTAGCGGTATTTATTACAATCCCAGCACCCATTTGCTTCATGTTCCTTTTATTTCTGGTGCTAATGTTGGACCTGAAAACATAGGAATTAATTCTTATGTGATATCTAATTATCGTATTAGTAATTCAAAAATTGACGGAGGCACTCCATAAGGAAAGATAGATGCCAAGGAATAATGAAATACAGTTCCGTAGAGGAACTGGTCAGGAATGGGATAATGCTAATCCAGTATTAAGTAGTGGAGAACCAGGCTTTGATAGTACTTATAAAACTATCAAAATTGGCGACGGTAATACTGATTGGCAAAATCTCGCTACAAGCAACAGTATTCTAGCTTATAAAAACATCAATAATAATACCTCATTAAATTATTCTGATCATTTACTTTTTCTAGACTCTTCTTTGCAAGATATAGAAATACAACTCCCTTTAGCTTCTGGTTTTGGTGGCAAATGTTTCGTATTCAAAAAAAAGAATGGTAACTTTGCAGTTAATATTTTTCCTTCCGGATCAGAAACTATAGACAATAAAAATAACTATCAAATATATTACAACAAAAATTCAATAAGCGTAGTTTCAGATAATAGCAATTGGTACATTATTTAGTGTATATATTATTACACACTACTACTACTACTACTACTGAAAGGTAATAAAATGTCATATCGCACAATTGATGAAAATAGAGTACCATCAGGAATTGTGTTTTTTGGACCCACCGCAGCTGACCAAACCTTTGAGTCTAACAGTTCATTGGTATTCGATAGCGGCACAGAGACTTTATACGTTAACAATTTAAATGTCGCTGGTTCTATTGTTGGTATCACGGCAGGCTCTAAAACGGTTGGAGTATATAATACAGATGCCACCATTAACCACGATATTGCATTAGCTACCGCTGGTGCAGGAGGCATCGGATTAAATTTGCCAGCACTAATACACGGGGCAACAGTGACTGTGAAAAAAGTTGATGATGCAGAAGGTGTTGTTGTTGTTAGCGGTACTATAGACGGAGCGACTAGCAAATCTTTATATTATGAATACGAAAGTATGACTTTTGTTGGCAATTCTGGAGATAGTAGCTGGTATATTATTTAGTGAACAATAAAGGATAACCTGAAGGATACATGGCATACGCTATAACCTTACAAAGTAGCGATTCAGGAATTGCTCCTGGAGATCGTTTAGGCATATTAGCTTACGCTGCGTCTAATGACACTAGCGGCGCCGATGCTATAACCATAGCGGCCACTATACACGCCGAAGCAGAAAGCGAATTTACTGCCAACAGTAATAAAACGTCGCTGGTATTTTCTACTTCCTCTAGCGGGCTTAATGATCTTACCCCACATATCAGGATTACTAGCTCAGGACACACCCTACCGTTCACAGATATTCAGCAGGATTTGGGAGCTAGTGGCCTGAGATTTAGAAATGTATATGGTGACAAGGGCATTTTTAATATTGTCACATTTAACTCCAATAAGGGGTTTATAAATATCGACAATGATACTATCACAGACTTAGCAATCAGTGGTGGATATTCTATAGGCAGTTTAGATATTTTTCTTAATGGTGTCAAACTAATTAACGGTGATGACTTTACCGCCACAGATGGCTCTGGTATAATTTTAGCTAGCGCCCCAGGAAGCGGCTCCGTTATAGAATATCTGAGTTTCTATCCCTCCCAACCCTACGCAGGAGTTAGTACTGACGGTGGTATCAATATCAGTGGGTTTAACACCGAGCTACTTGCTGGAGATTATATACAATTAGTTTATGATTCTGGCACAGGTGTTGATCCTACAGGCACTTTAACCATTAATGTTACAGGATTAACACCCGACATACATCTGACTGGTGTTGCTTTTAATACCTCAACCAGAGATCTTACCTTTAGCTGGAATAGACAGTTATCCAATTTGTCTGTTAACATTCCTTCTTCTGGCTCTACGTCCCATCCCGCCATAGATGCTGCTTCTAGCAGCGATAATTCTGGCAGAACATATATACAAGATATTTTATTAGATGAATATGGTCATGTTACAGGATTAGCTACTGCTACTGAAACAGGAACTATTTCCAATGGTTCAGATATTTATCTTGATAATGTATCTTTTAATAATACCACCAGAAACTTAACCTTTAGCTGGAATAGTGGTATATCGGACTTATCTGTAAATATTCCAGTATCTGGAGAGGCTAATGCTGGTGTATTAACGGGTAGCGGACTTTACGATAAATTGGTTGCGAGTACCGGAATACAGATTATCTATAATACAGGAACAGATGTTGTGGTTGTAGGAACCCAAATCAATCAGACATCTTTTTCTTACTTTTTACACTAGGAAGTTTTATGGCAGACCAAAATATAGCAAAGCTAAATTCTTTATTAGCCAAAAATGCAAAATATCCAGGGTTACCAGATGAAGACCTTACTATTTTAACCTGCCCCAGTGGCTCTACAGTTAAAATTAATAGCTTATACGTTACCAATAATAATCTCTGTACCCAGTCGTCTGCTATTACCTGTAAAGTTTTTAACCTTGAGGATTCTATTTATATAGCTAAGGATATCGTTGTGCCGTATCAAACTTCTATCATCTTAATAGACAAAGACACACCGGTTTATTTGCAAGAGTATGACAGCATATCTTTATTATCTAGCTTGGATTTAGCTTTAGACGCAATAATTAATTATGACCTGATGAATGAATAAGGAAATATAGTATGGCTTTATCTTATCCAACATCTACTGGAAATTATAGTGGTAGATGGAAGCTATCGGAAATAAATTTTCATATTAAAAACGGCTCCTGGCCTCTCGATGAAACACTGAATTTTGCTAATTATGATAAATGCGGAATATGCACTAGTGCTGGGTTAGTAACAACAGATGGTTCAGAAGATCCCTTGGTCTGCTTGAGTGGCACGTTATACGATGTTGCTGTTGGAAGTGTGAGTAATCCTACTGGCGCACTACCTCCTAATCCATTAGAGGTTAAGGTAGGGCGACACGCAACTATAGGTGGTTTCATTGAAACTTTACCTTTAGCTTGTCCAGCTTATCCTGTTTCAGAGTCTTTTAAATTATGGGATTTTGATACTTTTTGTGGTACAGGTATTACTAATATTAGATGGGCAACAGGAATCGCCTGTGCTAACTTAGAACATTTAGGTTTCATGGAGATTGAGGTAATTCCTGATAGTTCTGGTATAACCCTAACACCTACTTTTCCACCAGATCAAGGAGGAGTATTTCGATCGTCCGTAACAACTTCATGTGGTCGACTAGGTATGGCTGATAAATGTCTAGGCGACGATAATTACGCTTTTGATGTATCTGTAACTGGACATTTACCATGGACCGTGAGATGGCGCAGATTATATGAAGACTGGACACTGGATGAACAGGTGCAGATTGGTAATTATTCAATCATGGTTTCAGGTATAGGCGATAGTGGCATAGCAGATGGATCTGCTGGCAATATTCTTTGGGAAAAATTAATTGAGAATTTTTCTTACAACCTAATTGAACCAGCGAATTCATTTACACCTATTAGTCGCACAAAGTACTTAGGTGTTTTACCAACTGATGATCCAGCATGGAATAATTTCACACTATATAGTTCTTTTGAATCTGGTGTTACCAACTCTGGATGTTACTGGTTTGCTGTACTACATAAAGAAACAGCGAGCGTTAAATCAGAAAATTATAATTCTGGATATGATTGGACACTCTTAAATAATACCGATGATTTTTACGGTGTTGATAGCGGTGGAAACATTACTTTCAGCGACAAGGTTCCTACAAAAGCCTATGCAGAACGACAAAAAATTCATATTTTAAAATATTGTCCTAATGGATGTCTCTTAACAGATGAAACAGATGTGGCTATTTCTGGCAGCAATAGTTATCTTTATTCTGGTGTGAATGTTGGTACATATGTTGATTATGTGTTTGAGAACAGAAAAACCCAATGTTCTTATGATAGTAAAGGTAATAGACAGTGTACAACACTAGATCCTGATACATATTGTGATTGTTCAAAAAAGATACTTAATGCCAAGTATATTGGCGATGGCGCATGCTCTTTTGACTACGCTGATAATGTATACACATCATATTTTATAGATGGTACCACAGGATGTTATGTTGAAGGCATAGAAGCTTGCTTGATTAAAAAAGGATTTTGGGATAATGATATGTTGGTAAACAATGATTATGATTTCTTGGGAGGGGGTGGTGCTCTTTGTGAATATCAAACTTTAAATGAAGAGGTTTTTAGTTGTTCTTCTGATACTCTAACGATAACATCTAGCGGTTGTGAGGAATATTGTGGATATTGCATATTAACGAATATTGTTGTAGATCTAATAGGTGGGGCAACAATAAGATATCCATTGGACTATGCTGTTGGGCTTTATAATTCTGGCATACTACCAGGAAGTTTGAGTGCGGGATGGTTTATTTATGACTACGGTTACTATATCGCTACTATTGAAGAATATGCAGCTGATCCAGGCTCTTATAGCGTTAGTTCAGGGGCTTACCTAGTTGATGGTTTTCCGATGGCTAGTTACGACAGCTGTAACGAACTAGAATGTGAAATTAGACGAGTTATGGATTATTATGGTGAACCATATGTAGAATTAGGTTACCCAATAATGTGGAGTTCAAACAATATTGGTGGTGGTGGTGGTGGTGAGGGTTGTGGTCCTAGTGGAATCATAGAACAAGTTGCCGCAGCTGACAATAAAACAACTTGCGAACTACTAAACTCTACATATAATGATTATACAATAGTGTGGCAGCCTGGATCTTGCTGCGGTACAAAATTTTTCCAGATCCTGCCTAATACCAATCTTATAGATACATTCGGACCTATCTGTATTGACTACTCAAAAGAGTGCCCTATATGCACAGAAGATACAATATTTAGTGGTACATTAACCCTTTACATGCTTGATCTTTGCAGAGAGCCAGATCCATCGTTATATAGTTTGAATGTGGGAGAGATAGAATATGTGTCTTTAGCAGATTGCGGACAATGCACCTTTGCTGGACTTAATATATACGATATTACTGACGCCAATTCCTACGATACTAATCTAAGAATTTCAGAGTGGGGAGTACCTATAGATATAGACAGACCTTGCAACAATGAATATCTTACCAAAGATACTTTTACACTATGGTTCCCTGCAAGATACGGCAACAGCGCTGTGCCTATTATTAGCGGTGTATGGTATGACACTAGCGTTTATGGCTCTCAGGATATTTTTAAGATTACTACACAAAATAGTCCAGAAGAGATGAGGCAATGGGTTTGCGCTAATCTAAGGTTTGCAAGTAAAAATGGAAGCGGTGGCTCAGCCGTCTTAACATATAATTGGCCATACAATGACTTATATTGGAGCTATTGTAGCGCGAGTACAGATGTTCCTATTAATTTAGTTCCATGTTAAAAATATATGACAACACCAGCGTTTAATAATGCCAAACTTGGCAATACTGTAAGAACCGAGCATCCTGCTTTTTATGTGAACCAGAGTGGCATCATATTCTTTGATGGTAGCCAGCAACTTACTGCTTTCACAGGAACTGCAAATGAGACAGACCCAGTATTTTCTAGCTCAGTAGCATATAACATTACCATTAATGATACCGGTAATTGGACATCAGCATACTCTTGGGGCAATCATGCAGTAGCGGGATACGCCACTACAGGACAATTATCTTCTGTCTCTGGTTATTTACAAAACCAAATAGACAATATTACCGATATAGATACATTTACTACCGGAGTAGTATTTAATACGGTCGATAAATCTTTAGTACTTACAAGAGATGGCGGTTCAGTTACCGGAGATTTGAGTGCCGTAGCAATATCTGGAGACAATATTAGTATTTTTGTTAATGATCAAAATTATCTAATCTCTGGCACGTCTTATCATCCTAACATTTCTAGCGCAACATCATCTGATAATACTGGTAGAACTTATATCCAAGATATTTTACTAGATAGTAACGGACACGTTACAGGATTGACTACTGCTTCAGAAACGGTAATAAATACTGACACTTATGTGACAGGTGCTGTTTTTAATACTGGCGACGGAGACTTAATTCTTACTCTTAATGACAACACGTCTGTTACTGGTAATCTTGATGGTAGATATTTACAGTCAGAAACAGATCCAGTTTTTACAGGTTCGCCTGCATATTCTATTACTGGTGGAGATATCAACAACTGGAACACTGTATATTCTTGGGTTTCAGAAAATAGTGGCAACGTATTATTTAGTGGTGATAATATTAGTCTTTTAATCAATGACGCTGGATATATTACCTCTGGAGATTTAATTCCATTATCCGGTTACTTGTCAGGAGTGATTAATCTTAACAACTATGATATAGTTGGTACAGGCAATATCTTTATTAGTGGAGATATTATTGCACAATCTGGATATTTTGATGTTATCTCTTTTAATATAGATGATGAATCTATTTTAACCAAAGGACAAATAAGTTGGGATGATACCCAAGGTACAATGGATATTGGCCTTACTGACAATACCACTATTCATATTGGCGAACATAGATACTATAGAGTGCGGAACGAAACGGGTTCTGTTCTGTACAAAGGTCAAGTGGTATATGCAAGTGGTGTTCATGCCAACGGTATAATTGAACCAGCTTTATATGTGGCCAACGGAGATATCCGTGAAATTAGATTCATGGGGTTGATCTTAGAAAATATCAGCAATAATAGTAACGGATACGCTATAGATTTTGGCCATTTAGAGGACATGGACCTCGACGGTTCTGCTTCTAACTATGCAGTAGGCGACGAGTCTTGGGTTGCTGGAGATATTCTTTATGTTCATCCAACGGTTGCTGGTAAGCTGACCAAAGTTGAGCCTAAACATAGTATTAGTGTGGCGATTGTGCTCGATCCTGGTAACGGTAATGGTAACGGTCGAATGTTTGTGCGTCCTACTAGTTATGGACACTTGAACGATAATCATGACGTTGACGTTAGCGGTTTGCTTAACAATCAATTTCTGGTTTATGATAGCGTTACTGATTACTGGCAACCAAGTTCTGGATTGTATTATGTTGATGGAGATCTTGGCATAGGGAAGCCTTTGCCATCCTACAAACTCGATGTTGCTGGTAGTGGCCATTTTGACCAAGGTATTTATCAAAAGGGAAGTAGTGACAATAATTATTTTGCTGGAAGCGTCGGTATAGGAGGAACGCACTCGTCTCACACTTACAATAATCAATTCAGCGTAGTGGGTGGTTCGGTATTTAATGAGGCTGGTGGCGATTATGATTTTAGAGTAGAAAGCACAGGTAATCCCGCTATGCTTTATGTTGATGCTTCATCTGATGCTATCGGAATAGGAACCAGTACACCAAGCGGAACCGTTCACATACGTCAGGCTACTAGTCCATCTTTAAGAATACACGCATATGCTGGTGCAGGTTCCATTGCTTCAAAGGCTGATAGAGGTCACATCATTTTTCCTAATTACAATCAGACGGTTGATCACGTAAAGTTGATCTCTTGGGGGCGTGAGGCTAATCGATTCGGTGGTATGCTTGGTTTTAACATTAGCGATACTGCTGGTGTTTCTAGGGAAGTATTAACTATAGACAATGAAGCAAATGATGGTACTTTTGGTTTAAGAACATACAACATACCAATAGTTACTACAAGTGGTAATGTTATTTTCAATACAACTGAGGATAATTACGATTTTACGGTCAAGGGCGATGGTGATCCTGAGTTATTAGTTGTAGATGCGAGTACAGACAGGGTTGGTATAGGGACGGCTACTCCATCCTACAAACTAGATGTTAACGGAACATTCAGCGCCAATAGCATCAACGTTAACGACCAGTTTACTTTCCCCACAACAGATGGTTCTGCTAATCAAATATTAGTAACCAATGGTAACGGTGTATTATCTTGGCAAAACCCAACATCGTCTTCGTCTTCGTCTTCGTCTTATGCAATGATTCACGTTTTCGGATAAAGGATACAAACAATGGCTAATCCAGATATTAAAAACCCCACTTCTATTTATGGCAAAACCACATATATTACTCCTAGTGGAACAGCCGCAGAAAATCTGTTAACAAACAGTAGTGGTAGCAATAAGATATTAAAAACAACCACCCTTATTGCCTGCAATATTGACGGAGATAATAATGCCGACTGTTCTGTTACATTATATGATAGCGCCACGGCTGGATCTGGAACGGGGCATCCTATCATTAGTACTGTTACTATACCCTTTGATAGCACCGTTGCTCTGCTAGATAAAAACTCACCAATATGGATAGAAGAAGATCGTAGAATAGATGTTAATATCAGTGCCAGTGGGACTATTAATTTTATACTTAGTTATGAGGAATTGAACTAATGACTTACCCCAGCACCTCAAACGCCAATGGTATCTGGACATTAAGAGACACGTTTCTTGCTAGAAAAGGTAACATTTGGCCAAGTGCCTTGGCTCCTAATCTTGATCCATTTTTTGATTACGTTAGTCTTCTTTTGAGCATGGATGGTGATGATGCTTCTACTACTTTTACGGATAGTAGCAATAACAATTTTTCCATTACTGCGGTAGGCGATGCTCAGATCAGCACCAGCGAAAGCAAGTTTGGCGGAGCGTCGGCGGCGTTTGACGGGACGGGGGACTATCTTTCAATTGCCAATAATGTCGCTTTTCAGTTTGGAACAGGTGATTTTACTGTTGAAGGATGGTTTTATGCGTCTTCGCAAGATAAAAACTTCATGACATTATTCAGCATAGGTTGGTACACGGAAGGAATTCTTTTGCGAAGGCAGAATACGTCTGATAATTTGTATATAGCAGGTAGCTCCTATGCTTACGATCAAAGCTACCTGCCCACAGGCGAGTGGGTGCATGTGGCATTAACACGAAAGTCTGGGCAAGTCATTCTGTGGCTTAATGGTGTTCAGAGGCTTGTAGCTACGAACACCTCAAATTTGGTTCAGACTAATAACTTATTTATTGGAACTTCTGCGCACTCTTTATCGGACACATGGAACGGTTACATCGATGATTTCCGCATAACTAAAGGTTTTGCTAGATATACAGCAGACTTTACTCCTCCAACACTACCCTTTGGAACCGCTGCGCCAGTACAACTAGATCCTTATTTTGAAAACTATGTTTCATTGTTGATGCATATGGACGGAACGGCTGGGAGTCAGAATTTTATAGATGACGGGCCATTATCTCTGTCGGTTGTAGAAGATACGGCAGTTGTTATAGCGTCATCTCCAGCAAAATTTGAACAAAGTGCAGATTTTCCCAACGGTCAATATTTACAGCTTGAAAATAACACTAGTCCATTTTATTTTGACGGGCCATTTACAGTAGAATTTTGGGCATACTGGGATGGTACCACAGCTGCGTCTTCTTATATGGGTGTTTTGGGCAACCATCAATTAGTGAACAATCAATGGGCTATTTATATGAGGAATAGCCCACCGTCTTATTTTATGTTTACTAATAACGGTTATTCATTTGCATATACCCCAACCATAACTGCTAATGAGTGGCAGCACATTGCTATTACAAGAGACTCTAATAATACAATGAGAGCTTTCTTAAATGGTGTTTCCGGCACAGCCGTATCAAGCGTTACCCTAGCGTTTTATTTACCTAATAGAATGTATATCGGTTGGGAGCAAACTTCTGGTAGACAAACCTTTCAGGGCTATTTAGACGAGATCAGAATCACAAAAGGGATTTGTCGTTATTCAGAAAATTTCACTCCACCAACTAAAGCTTTCCCAGATACATTATTAACAAATGATCTTTATTTTGACAATGTTTCACTGTTACTGCCGATGGACGGCACGAACGGCTCGACTACATTTACCGACGAGAGCAACAATGGGCTAACCGTGACCGCCAACGGCAACGCTCAGATTAGCACAAGCGAGAGCAAATTTGGTGGGGCGTCGGCTTATTTTGACGGCACTGGTGATTTCCTTACTATTGCTCACGATGCCGCCATCGTCTTTGGTAGTGATAGCTTTACCCTTGAATGCTGGGTGAGGCCCACTTCATCGTCTGGGGGAACCATTTACTCCAAGCGGGCAAACACCAGCACATATGCGGGACTGAATTTATACGCTGGGGTTAGCAATTTGTATCCAGCGCTCTATGTGGAATTGGGCGGTGGAAATTTTGGCTGGGAGATTGGTGCGACTTCCTCTGTTGCTCTTACGCTGAATGGATGGAATCATGTTGCGTTGGTGCGAAATGGTAGTCAATGGAACTTGTACATAAACGGCGTCAGCGGAATTTCTGCCACGAATTCCAATAGTATTTATGACGACGGAAGCAACGCAGGAATCGGAGCCGGAAACGGTGCCTCGTTTCCGATAGAGGGTTACATCGATGATTTCCGTATAACAAAGGGCGTTGCCCGCTATACCGCAAGCTTCAATCCACCAACAAGAGCTTTACTTAATGAATAAAATAAAAGAATACTACGGCGAACCACCTTATTACAGAAATAAATCTAGTGGTAATATAGTTAAATTGCCTCCAAGAATTAGACTAAAAGATGGCAGCACAAGAACAGACCCTTCAAAATATGTTCTTGACCCATTGGTTATGGAAGAATTAGACATTGAGCCTACAACATTAACAGACAAAGATATAGAGATTGCCACAAAACACAAACGAGAAACAAACAAACAAAAAAAATTGCAAAAAATTGAACAAGAACTACAGCAAAAAATAAATGCTGGTTTTGTTGTTCCTAAAAATCTTTATCCGGCTGGTGCTATTCTTGGACTTTCTGATCAAGACGTTACACTATTAACTGGCGCTTACATACTTTTAAAAGAAAGTGTAGAAAACAATATTGCAAATTCAACATATATAACTGATAAAAGTGGCCAAGTTTATTGTCTTAGTTTGGAGCAAATGACACCACTTATGTTGGCTTATGGAAACTATAGAAGTAGATTAAGTATAGAATATACTCAAAGTATTAATAACCTATAAGGAGAATATTATGGCAGATTTACCAATTTTAAATGCAGTTGATCCAGCGGTCATTCCCGCTAAAACTTATGATAGAGTGTGGATTGAGGAGATTGTTATTCGCGCTCCTGATCCTAATGGCGACGTTACGGGCGAAGTCAAACTCCACAAATATGGGATGCTTGACGGTGTAGCAGAACTAGAACCCGGAAATGGCCAGTGGGTCAGGGTTGAGAATATGCTAGAAAAATCACAAATAGACTCAGATCTACAATCTGCAATGATATCACTGATTAGTTATATTACAAAGGTTGGTATTGAAAATAATATCATCACTCCACCTTTGGGTGAATAAATTAGTGTATAACTAAGTGAGGCAATATATGTTCAATTTCTGGAGCTTTCTTCCGCTCTCTACATCGCAGTCTGTTTTTTATAACGGACGCGACGAGGAGCTTATTTTATATATTCAACAGCAAAGCCCAGAAACACAAAACATATGTAGTATAATTACAATAGACATGACTATAGAGAAAGATCCAATAGTTATACTATGAAAATCTTAGAAATTACGCTTTCCATCAAACAAACTTCGGACATAATATTAAAGAGGTAACATGGCTAGCGAAATACACGTAAATGATGTTGGCACTAAATTTCTCGTTACTATTAAAGATGATGGAGTTGTTGTTGATATTTCAACCGCCTCCAGTATTACGATGATGTTTAAAAAGCCAGATGATGAAGTTGTCAATAAGGTTGGCACTCTATACACTAATGGCACAGACGGTAAAGTTTACTACAATACACTAGCTGGAGATTTGGATGAGGCCGGACATTACAAGCTTCAGGCAAAAGTCGCCTTACCAGCAGGCACTTACTATACTGATATTTACAGTTTTCAAGTACACTGCAACCTATAGGTGATGTATGTCTTGGCAAGGCCAAATTTCTACAATGGTTAGACATTTAATTAGCGATGTCGATCCCGCAAATTACAAATACTCAGCTAAACGTCTAGAGACAACAATTTTAGTAGCCGCACAGTTATTAACAACCGAAACCGACCTAAAGCAAGCTTACAATATAAATGTAGAACAGTGTGAATTAAGTCCAGATCCAACCGACACTGAGACTAAAGATGATGATTTTATCGCATTGGTTAGTTTAAAATGCTCTTGCATAATTATTGGTGGAGAGGTTAGGGCTGAGTCTGGCAACGCTATATCTATTAAGGATGGTCCATCATCAATAGATCTAAGGGGTGTTTCTGGAACATTAAATATTCTGTATAAAGATCTTTGCTCTAAATATGAACAAATGTTAATAGATTATCGCGCTGGAAATAGTCTTGCTGGACATGCTATTCTTAGCCCATATGCGCCAGCCAGCGACTTTGTCAGACGAACATACTCAGATTACGACCTTAGAGGTGGTTATTTTAGATATTAAAGGAGAAATACATGGCAACCGAACCTATCATTAAAACAGTTGCTCAGTTAGTCGCAGAGATCAATACGAGATTAGCTGACAATAATTCTGGAGAAATTGGGGCTTCTGATGTAAGAGAACCTCTTAGAAATGTTGCAGCCTCTATTCCATACATTATAGCCAGTGGAGCTTGGGATGTTCCCGGTAAGCAATTCATAGATGACGTAGAGTTAATTATACATACCGTTCAAGGCAACCAACAGGGCGGGACACTAGTTGTCCACAGCGGCATTGTTTTCCAAACTCCAGACGGAAACGGCGAAAGGCAAACTATTCCATACCCCGGAGTAGAAGGTATTGAGCATAACGATTTGGCCGGTCTTGGCACTGGAGACCCACACACCCAATATCTTAGTGTAACTAGTACTAGGGATATTGTTTCTACCGCTGGTGGAAGTTCAGCAACAAACTCTCTAGGGTTAGGTGCTAATAATTGGATTAGAGAAAGAGGAGTATCTGTAAAAAACACCGCTGGAGATAGAGCTAAAGGCTTTAGATTTGAACATACCGGACTAACAACAGAAACAGTACACGTTGGCTCTGGAACAAAATTGTATTTCGATAAAGATAGTTCTGAAATGTCTTCAGCTAGAAGCACAGCAAAAGCTTGGATTAGTTTTAGTTCTGTTTCTGGGGCTTTAGGAAATCCCGTAGCTGAAGTTTATTCTTCTTATGGGGTAAAAAAGCTACAGAGAATAGAAGTAAATGAAAATGGTGATGGCGTAACATATGTTCCACAGGCTGGAAAGTTTAAAATTTGGTTTAACGATGGACTCTTCGATAGTGGTAATGATTATTTAGCTATTGGTACAAGCAACGCAAGAAGTAGCCAAAGTAGTGGCGCTGATTTTGAACTAAATACTGTTTGTTGCGTTGAAAGAACTGCCGACTATTGCACATTTTTTGTGCTAGATGACCAAAATGCTCCCAGAGACGCAGAAATTAATGATCTTGTTATCTTTGGTATAGAATCTGGAGCAACCTATAGCGACAGCGTAACTGTGGTATCTAATCACGATTAATATAACAGCATGGAGATAGCCAGTGACTAATATTATAAAACCAAATGATCGAATAAAAGAGCTAACATTTTCAACTGGAAGCGGTACTATTGGCCTAGCTGGCGCAACCAATGGGTTCAGCCCCTTTTCCTCAGAATATTCTCACGGAGATATTGTATTTTATGCCATTACTGATGGCAATAATTATGAAGTTGGTTCAGGTACTTTTGTCGTTCTTAATAACGATTTAGACAATACTGAACAGTACGCCCTAAATAGAAGGTCTATTAAAAGCAGCAATGCCGATAACTCCAATATTAATTTTAATTCTGGCCCGAAAGAAGTTTTTGTAACCTATCCAGCAACTCACTGCGTATTTCACGCTTCTGGTTATAATGCAAATTTTCCTATTCCACAAAATAAAGGTATAGCTGTTTGGGAATCTGAAAATATTATCAATTATTATCCAGATTTAAAATGGGATAATGATTTCAAGTCTCTATCTATACAGAAAAGTCTTGGTGTTTATGGGGTTGATGTTGGCGGTGATTCTGCCGAGTATCACTCAAGAATTAGAGCTTCAGGTTACTATGTTGGGGATGTTGGTGTTTACTTTCAGGCAAACAATGGCGATGATTCCTCATACCCCGGAGGTACACAGTATAAACATTTCATGCCTAATACTTCTGATGTAGATAGTTATGCATCTCTTATTTTAGATTTTGATGGAGATGTCGATCAAAATATCAAGCTTATACCACAATCTTCAAGAACATTTTTTGCTGGACCAATAGAAAACTGCCAAGGTGGATGTCCAGATGACTACCCAAGATTTAGATTGCTTCATATAGATGATATACCAGATTTATCAAGCTTATATACTACAATTACACAGTTATCTATTACATCAGGAGATCTTCGCAGCGCGGCAGAAGATTATGCAGATTCTGTTGTTGTCTCTATACAGCAAGATGTAAATTCTTTTAAGACAGAAGTTAATACAGACATCGACAATCTGCAACTAGAACACGTAGAACACCTACAAACAATAGAGGATGAATTAGATCTTTTTAGAGACCTGATTGCAACAAAGACGCGAGATATTGTTCTACAAGAATCAGGCCCATTAATGAGCGGAATTGCTAGCGGAATTGCTTGTGGTCCAAGTGGTTGCAGTATTACTTCTACTGTCTCTGGCATTATACCACCAGTATCGGGCCAGGATGTTTATTATCATGGTTTTTATGTTAGCGGAGTTTCAAGTGGCGCACCTTATAGTGTTAATATTTCTCCAGCTAAACCTTTAGCCGATAAATTGTTGCTTTCTTATTCCTTTGTTTCTGACACTGTTGATAATTATGTGTCTGGAGTATTTTATAATCCAATGCCAACACAATCATCAGAGCAAGAAGAAATGGGTTTTCATATTCATTTAAAGGCAATATACCAAAATGACTCTTAATATATCACAATCTGTATTCGATAAATATTACGAACTAATTGATGATACATTTGATATTTTTGGCGTACCATGCCAATTAGTTTCTATAGAAAAAAAAGAAATAATTATCCAAAATCCCAACAATAATCTTCCTAATGTAAATACCATAAGAAGAAATGATGGTGGTGGCGGTGGTGGTTATAACATTGGAACCAAAACCATAAAAGAAGTCGAAACTTTTACAGATATTACACTAAAGGTGTATCATGACCCTAAGCAATGGATTAATATTTCAGAAAATATGCAAGTCCCAGATGGATCTATACAAACCATTGCAAAAATGTCCGACATACAAACAATCCTTAATTCAAAATCATTGATAGTCAATGTAGATTTGCCATTTTTTAACAATAAGAGATTTATTAGGTGGGGAGATTACACCCCCATGGGAATTAAACAGAATAGATATTTTACTTGTTTTTGGAAAAGAACTTCATGAGCATCAGTATAGATTTATTAAATCCTACTCAAGAGATAACGCAACAAGGATTTTTAGCGTTGTCAAAAGAAATCAATAAATCATTTTCGTCTAATTTGCCAAAGGTTTTAACTCACATAAAGACCGAAATATATCAAGCTTTATTAGAGCAACCAGAAATACTAGAGCTATCTAATTA